TTGACACAGGTTATCGCTGCACTCTGAGGGATACCCAGTAGTTTTGCATACTTTTGATTTGTAAGGACTGCTTCTTGTTTCATTTCTTTTAGCCATCGTGTAGAGTCTGTAGTTTTTGATAAAACTGGATGATCCATAATACCAGTTAAGGATACTCCTAACAATCTTTCTTCCTCTGTGTTTTGTTTCCATATCTTCCTCAAATATTTAAAGTTAGTTAGTGTTGATTGAAATGTTCCTAGTATGGTAGCCATACGAACTTTTTCTTTTAAGTCTTGTAATGTATCTTCACTACGAACAATTACCTCTGACAAGTTACAAAATTGATATGGTCTAAGTATTATTTCAGAACAAGGATTTGTACCCCAAGCATGTCCTGTTTCTCTACGACCATTTCGTGCAACTTGTTTGTCTGATGCTTCACGATTAAACATGCCACGCTCACCAGACTTTGATTCATACAAAGATACCCATTCACGCATGAATGTACCCATCTCTGGTTTAAATTTGTAAGATACACTGTTGTTTGCCAAAGCACGTTGACCTTGTGTTTCCCACCATGTTCCAGACTTAGCGTGTCTCATCTGGTCATCACCTAAGTTAGATAGGCTGATTAGTGCTGATCGTCTAACACCACCAACCACAACAACCTGTCCAACTTTACACATAATATCGTGACACTCTATCGGATACAGTTTGCGGCCACTAGCTTTTTTAAAAGTATTTATTGTAAAATCAAATAGTTCTACAAGAGGTTCTGGTCCTGATGCTCTACCACCCATGACTTTTAGCTTTGCTCCTGCAGGTCTAACAGATGATACATCCCAAGTGGGAACTTGCCCAGAGTATAGTAATGCAACTAACTCTTTGTAGGACTTTGCCCATCCCATACGACTGTCTGCAACTGTAATGACTGTATCACTGCGATGAAACTTTTCGGCAATGATTGGTAGCTTATCTACATTCTCTCGTTCTACCGAGAATCCAACACCTGTACCACACATGAGTATGTACATACACTCATCAAACGCTCTAGGGTGATCAACAGGAATGTAACTACAATTATATCCACAAATATTATCTCTATCTAATGCTTCTCCTGCAGTCATCATTGCTCTCATGGATGGCATTACCTTTAAATCTAATATGTGTTGTCTTAGTGCAGGATACAAGCCTATGTTGTGACTTTCTATATCAAAATCATATTCTTTCTTTACGTGTTCAGTAATATAATCTAGATAACGATCAACTGTTTCATCCCAATCTTCTCGTCTTTTTTCTTCTTCATTCCAACGAGCATAGCGTGATTTGTGTATAAAGTCTTGATACGGTGTTGGTAAATTTTTCATGCTTGATTCTTTCCTTTCAGTTCTTCTTCCATTTTTAATTCTATTAGTTTTTGCAAGTACCACTCTGCTTTACGTAGATCTTCTGTTGGTTTGCCTTTGTATCTATATCTCCAAAGGTATTTGATTATTACTCCCTGTAGATAAAATTCAAATCCACTATTTGTTGCTGATTCAATAGCATCAATACATTCTATTTTATCTTGATTATAATGTGGTGGTTGGTTGACCATATCTTTTTTCATTGTTTTGCTCCAAAGTCTACTTTAATTACATTATCTTCTACAGGAATAAATTCTTTGTTTTTTATTCGTGTTAATCCTAGTTTTAAAATTGAACCCAAATCTATTTCCATTATTTCTAATATACCTTCCTGTGCTATTGCAGCAGCACAAGGAAGTTCACCTTCTTTGTATGATTTAGTTGTATCATATGCAGTCAGCGTAAATGTATCATCATCCATCTTATGTAGTATTATATAATATCTGTCTGGCAATAGCGTTAACTTCTCTATTTCTTTTTCTTTATCACTCATTTTTTAACCACTCTCTAGGTACAGTTTTTTCTGCCCAATCAAACCCATGCCTGTTGCACCAATCACCATAGGTTGTTTTACTACTCTTATATAATTTATTTTTTGCATTTGCAAACACAAACCTAATATCACATTCCGGGTGTTGTTGTTTGACAAGCAACATCTTGGATCTATCCTCACGTGTTAAATGACCTTTTGCTTCTATGTATATATTTGTTTCTGGTATGTAGAAGTCTGGTGTGTAATGCCTAACCTTTGGAACATATGGTAACTTGATTGTTTCGTACTGAAACTTAGCTCCCTCCTGTACCATCTTAACGGCTACAATTTTTTCAAACTGTGATCTGTATACAGGCATTACGAGAATGTCTCCCTTATGTATTCCATTCTTTTTGATAACGTCTTTGCCACTTCTGGGGAACGTTTTTCTAAAATCTCTAGCTCCCTTTGGAAAGGTGAAATCGGTAGGCATATAACAGTTTGACTCCATAAATAATCATTAATCTTTTTAAATTGTTTCAACAACAAACTCTTATCTCGTGATTGTGTTTCTTCTCGTAGATAACCATCATCTGTATAGTTCTCACGCAACGTTATGGGGATGCCTTTGAGATGACCTCTTAACACGGCTATCTTTCTACCACCACCAAACTCTTTATGTGACTCAACATACAAAAACGCAACATGTGGGTTTATTGTAATAAATTCTAAATCATAATCATCTGTATATACTAATGGCATTATATGCTCCTCTGTACATATCGTGTATACCAAACTTGTGGTGGAGATTTTGCTTTCGATGTTATACGACTTTCAAGTCTTGCATCCTGCCAACAGTGTTTCTTATACTCACAGAAAGAACAAAGCTTTGGCATAAGTCTATTCTTTGTACGTACAATATCACCATCTTTCTTATATGTTTCCCAATCATCTTTAAGTTTTGCTTTCTTAAAGTCTGCTCGTTTAACAACTTTAATAATGTCTTCAGCCTGTTGCAAAACTCTCTTTCGTTCAGACCCATCATCCTCTGGTGCATCTACAACTGCCCACTCTCCTGTTGACTTGTTAATAACAATCCAACCACCAAAGGGAAGATTGTTTGCTTCACCGTACAGATGCCCCTGTACTATATATCCAAACGCATCATCTTCTTTTATCTTATCATATCCATTGCCAAACTTATGATCAAACGAGTATGGAGATGCTGACTTTATATCCCATACTTTCTTTGTTCCGTTCTCATCAATAATTACATCAAGTGTGCCTTTTATATTTTCTTTATCTAACACAAGTGAGCATGATTTTTGTTCAGCAACTACATCAATTCCTGCGGCCTTGATCACAAGCATAGCAACTGCTTCGATCAAATCACCGAACAGAAATCTCATTATATCGTTGTAGGAACTTTCTTTAGAATACTTCTGCATCATAAGTATCTGTTGGCAAACAGGTCTACCTATGCCAGACATTCTTAAACTGACATCATCTCTACGACTAAACTGTTTTCGTATAGCCGTTTCGCATGAATCTTTAAATTCTTGAATAAGATGATCAGGGAGTTCAATTTCTCCCTGACCAGCTTTATCTAAAAACTCCTGTATGCTAACCAGTAATAGCATCGAAGTCTTTGGAGAGATCTGAATCCTCTTCAGACACATTTCCCTTCAAAGCTTCGTTATGTTGTTTTATAACATTAGCGTTGGCAGCATCGATGGTGTCCTTGAACATTCGTATTAAATTTTTATCCTCATCGGATAGAGAAGTCAAAGACTTACCTTCGGTTGGCACTGGTACAAAAAATGTAACAGAACCTTTCTTCATTTTAGAAGTTTTTAGATCGATCCAAATTCTTTGCATGATCTTTTTCTGTTTATTCAAACCGTTTATAAAATTGTTAATCGGCATGAATCCAGACTTTTTAAAGTAACTGATGATGGGTAGGTTATCGAGTTCTACCTCGTTACCATCTGCATCTTTCATCTTACCAGACACGACCCCATAAATTACTTGATTACATGTGACTGCTTTAGATGTAATCAAACGAGGATCGTCTTCTGCAAGAGTCTCAGCTTCTTCTTTTACTAGGCGACCACATCTATTACCACCTATTGTATCAGCAAAGTCTCCAGACAAACTCGCTTTTTGGACTGAATTGCAAATAGGTTTACCCTCA